TGCGCCGGCAATGGATGGCGGATTCCTTCTGTCAGCCGATTTATGAAGAGTTCTTAGCCGAAGCGGTCGCTAAAGGGCGTATCGCTGCTCCTGGATTCTTCACGGATCCACTGATTCGCAAAGCGTATGCCCAAGCGGAATGGAATGGTCCTTCGCAAGGACAGCTCGATCCACTGAAAGAAGTGAATGCCGCTGAGAAACGCGTCAACAATGGTTTCACGACACGGACGCAAGAAACGGTCGCTTTAGGTGGCGGGGATTGGTTCCGTAATCATGAACTGCGGGTCGCAGAGGAACGCTTACGTCGCGAAGGCAATCTCGTGACGGACGCCAGTGGGCAACTGGTGATGACGGAGGACGAGAAGGGAGGTGAACAAGATGAAAATTAATATCAAAGGTCCAATTATCCCGACGTCGAGTCAATGGATTTATGACTACTTCGAGATGGAAGCGACGAGCCCGAAACGGGTAGCGGATTTGATTGAACAAGCGAACGGTGAAGCGCTCGATATCGAAATCAACAGTGGTGGTGGGTCCGTCTTTGATGCATCAGAAATCTACCATGCCTTGAGAAGCTACGCTGGGGATGTCACGGTCACGATCGTTGGTCTAGCGGCTAGTGCGGCATCCGTCATTGCGATGGCCGGTAAAGTCGTTCGCATCTCTCCGACGGCGCAGATGATGATTCATAACGCTTCGACGATTCAAATGGGAGATCATCGCGATATGCAGCACACGGCAGAATTCTTGAAGAATACGAACAAGACAATCTCGGCAGCATACCGGTTGAAGTCGGGCAAGACGGACGAGGAATTACTGGCATTGATGGATGAAGAGACATGGTTCACGGCAGAACAGGCATTGAAGAACGGTCTGGTCGATGAAGTGTTGTTCGATAGTCCGATTCAAGCCGTCGCTTCGACGGATTCAATTACGTTGCCTCAAGCATTCATCGACAAGATTCGTAATGATACCCGGTTCCGACCGGATGCACAGACCAATAAACCAGTAGCATCGACGACACCGTCGAATCAGAAGGAGGGCAATTCGAACATGGAATTAGAAGAGTTGAAAAATGAACACCCAGCACTATACGAACAAGTCATCGCACTTGGACGAGCGGAAGGTGTCACAGCAGAAGGCAAGCGTATCGAAGCCATCGACAGTTTGAAGAAACCGCAAGACATCTCAGCGGAAGCCTTCAATGAAATCATTCATGACGCGAAGTTCGTGTCTAACGCTACTGCAGGTGACACGGCAATGAAGATCCTGAACAGCGCGTCACTCAATGCGCAACAAGCGAAAGATCATTTCTTGGAGAACGTAACGAAAGACGCATCCGACATGGACAAGGTACCAGGCGGCGATGCCTCGAATCAAAACGCAACGAAAGACGACGAACAAGTCAATGACATTGTCTCGGCATTCGGAGGAGGGAAACGAGCATGAAGAAATTAATCGAAACGGTCGATCAATCCAATTCGGATGAGTTGATCTATGACACGACACACCCGTTATCAACCAAAGGGGTCGAACTCAAGTTGAATCAAGGTGTCTTGTTACGCGGGACGGTACTCGGTATCATCACGGCGACAGGAAAAGCGGTATCGGTCGATAAAGACGCGGTAGACGGATCAAACAAAGCGGATTGCGTCCTTGCGAATGACGTCGACACGAACACGACAGGCACGCTCGTCGAAGTCGCCTATTCATCGGGAAGTTTCAACCGCAAAGCGATGTTCGTCGGTGCCGGTGACGTCGTCGAGGATCATGAACTACGTTTACGAGAAGTCGGAATTTATCTCAAAGATAAACTTTAATTAGGAGGAACCAACATGCCGTTGTACAAAACGCTCACGTTGCTGAAAGCAGCAGAACAAATGCCACCCGTGCGTTCATTCTTGAAAGACACGTTCTTCCCAGGTGTCGAGACATTCGTCACGGAGGAAGTATTGCTCGATGTTAAAAAAGGATCACAGAAGATGGCACCATTCGTCGCACCACGCGTCGGTGGAGTCACGATTGAACGTGAAGGATTCCGGACAGATAAATACAAGGCACCACGTATCGCGCCACAACGTCCGGTGACGATTGATGACATCTCGTCTCGCGGATACGGGGAGAACGTCATCAGCACGAAGACACCCGCGCAACGTCAATCGGAGATCGTCGCGAAAGACATGCAAGAATTCGATGAGATGATCAGCCGTCGGGAAGAGTGGATGGCTGCACAAATCCTCTTTTACGGAAAAGCAATCCTCAAAGGATACACGGACTCAGACGACAAACGCTTCGTCGAACAGATGCTCGACTACTCGTTCACGAACAAGGAAGAACTCGTCGGTGCAGAACAGTGGGGCGCAGGTGGCGACATCTACGCACAAATCGAAGAATGGCGTCTGGATCTCATCCAGAAGACGGGTGTCGCTCCGACGGTAATGGTCCTCGGTCGTACAGCGATGCAAAAGCTACGCAACGATGAGAACATGCGGAAGCTCCTCGACATCCGGAACATGAACTTCGGCGAACTGAAGCCGAGTGTCCAAGCGGATGGTACGACGTTTATTGGTCGTCTCGCTGAGTTCGGTCTCGACCTGTACACGTACGATGCGTGGTACAAAGATGAATTAGGCGTAATGAAGCCATTCGTTCCACAAGATCACGTTCTGCTCGGAACACCGAACCTCGGTACGTTCGTCTATGGAGCGGTCACCCAACTCGAAGACAAAACGTTCAAGACATACGAAGGATCACGCGTCCCGAAAATGTGGGCAGATGAAAACGCGGAAGCGGTCATGATGCGCTTGTCGAGTCGCCCGATTCCGAAGCCGAACGACATCGACGCGTGGTTCTCAGCGAAGGTGGTGTAAGCATGACGAAACTCAAATTCACGACAGGTGTTCGCTTCCAAGGGAAACGATATCCAGTTAACGAAGTCGTCGATGGCTTCTCGAAAGAGGAGACGGAAGTGCTCGTCTCAGGTGGACTTGCGTTCGTCGTCGGTCTACCGAACGAATCCGAAGCGAACGACGGTGAAAGTAATTCGGGCAAATCGTCTGCCACTCCGGTGGACGAAGAAGCACTCGCGAAAGAACTCGACGCGAACTGGACGCTCAAGGAACTGAAGACGGATGCCCTTCTTCACGAGGTTGACTTAGACAAGGTGACGTCGAAAGAAGCGGCCATCAAAAAGATCATCGAAGAAGGAAAAGCGGACGCGTTCCTTGCGATGCTTGAAGACGAGTAAGGTCACGTCATGAGTATGTTCAAGGAACAGATCACAGCGGATTTATTCGGGACCTTCTTCAACGCGGAGGAATTCGCAGACGAAGTGATCATCGGTGTCGATACCCTCCCGGTCGTGTTTGATGAATATGCGCTAGAAAAATACAACTTCAAAGCAGATGGCGAGGGGCTTACACGTGGTGAGCTCCTTTTCTATGCGCCAAGCGCCCTGTTCACGAAACGTCCGTTCCGAGGGCAGCGGTTGCTCATCAAGAACGTCAGCTACTCCATCATGGAATTGAGAGAGTCCGCTGGTGTCTACACGATCGTACTCGAAGGGATGATGTCATGAGACCGACCATCAACGTCAACGAGTCCGTCACGGATGAGGTGAAGCGGCGACTGGGTGCCTTCGAGAAGAAAGCCCCGCAAGTCGTCGCCTCTGCCTTGAACCGTGCCATGACGAACGTCGCGACGAACATCAGCAAGGAAACGCGGAAGAGCTATCACATCAAGGCGACGGACATCAAGAAGACGATTTCGAAAACACGTGCGACACGTGCCAACATCGATGCCATCGTCGTCAGTCGCGGCAATCTGATTCCACTCGACCGATTCAAGGTATCCCCGAGGAAAGTGTCACCGAACCGAAAGACACCGATCAAGGCAGCCGTCAAGAAGACGGGTGCCAAGAAACTGAAAGGCGCCTTCGTCGCTGATGTTCATGGCATCAAGGTCTTCAAGCGGCAAACGGACCGTCGGTTACCGATTGATCGGTTGTTCGGACCGTCGGTGCCGCAGATGCTCGACAATGAGGTCAACCGAAGACAAATCAACATCGAAGGACGCAATACCTTCTATCGCCGGTTGGATCATGAAATCGACCGCATCTTGAGTAGGGGGTTACAAGAATGATTCCGATTGGTTTACAGAAGACCCTCGAAGACCGGTTACGACTATTGTTCGCTGACAACCTCTTTCCGACACCGAGCGGAGAGGTAGCGCCCGTCACGATTCACAAGCAACGCCTTCCGGAGAAGACGAGTGAGGAAGATTCACCGTTCCCGTTCATCATCGTCAAGATGATTGAAGGGAGTGGGCAGACGGAACAGGTCCAACCGATGTCGAAAATCGGGCTGATCGTCGGGACGTTCGATGCGTTTGATACCTCAGGCATCTCGAGCAACAACGGATACATCGATCTCGTCCGAATCATGAACGACATCGAGGAAGACTTGACGAAATCCCCAGTCATCGACGGGAAATACGAACTGGAACTGCCCTTAAAATGGCGGATCAACGAAGAAGATACCGACCCGTATTTCATCGGTGTCCTCGAATTAGACTTTGCAACACCAAATCACACGAGAACGGATGTGGAATCTCTTTTATGAGCACACGAAAAGACAAACAAGTCGATGTCGAGCAAGTCGACGTCGCACCAGTGGATGTACCGGAAGTGCGTGAACAAGCGGTCACGTTGATTTATGTCGGCCCGAGCTTGAAGACGCTCCAAAAGTACTCCGTCTTCCAAAACGGACTACCCCTACATGTCGAAGAACATATTGCGAAATGTCCGGAGATCCGCGGTCTCTTGATTCCGGTCGACCAACTAGCGGCATCGGAGCAATCCGCAAAAGAGATGGGCTCGAAAGAAGCCATCTTATCGCAAGCCATTTCAGCATACGCAGGGAGTGAACAATAATGCCTTACGAACACGGAATTAACCTACTGGAAAACCCGACGTCCGTCACACCACCGATCACAGCGGATTCGAGCATCCAAGTCGTCATCGGAACAGCGCCAATCCATCTGACAGCGGATCCGACTGCAGCAATCAACAAGCCGATTCTCGCGTACACGCGGAGTGCGGCTGTCGATAAACTCGGGTACAGTGACAATTTCAGCGCATTCACGTTATGTGAAGCAATCTATGCTTCATTCCAGGTCGCCTCTGTTGCTCCCGTCGTCTTCATCAACGTCTTGGACCCAGCCGTCCATAAAGTCAATGTCCCGTCGCATCCATTGACGCTCGTCGGTGGAAAAGGTGTCGTCAACGTCGAGGGTGTCCTATTGAGTTCGGTTGTCGTCAAGCAGAACACGACGACGCTCGTCAAGAACGTCGATTACATCATCGCCTTCAATAAGGATGGGAAACCTGCGGTGACACTTCTTAGCACGACCGTCCCTGCGAATGCTGCCTTGACGCTTGCGTTCGACAAGCTGGATCCGTCACTCGTCACGAAAACTGACATCATCGGTGGATATGACGCCATCACGAAGAAATACAAAGGGGCGGAATTGATCCGCTCGGTCTATCCGATGTTCAACGTATTGCCAGGACTGATCCTCGCACCAGGTTGGAGTCACATTCCGGAAGTCGGCATCATCCTCGACGCGAAAGCGAAGAGCATCAATGGAACGTTCAAGGCGATGGCAATCTGTGACTTGAACAGCGATACGGTCAAGTCGTATGAAGACGTGTCAGCGTGGAAAGAGACGAACGGTTATACGAGTGAGTACACGATCGCTTGTTGGCCAATGGTCAAGATTGGTGACCGACAACTGCATTTCTCGAGCGTTTACGCAGCGACGATCGCATCGGTCGATGCCCGGAACGATTCGGTTCCGTTCGAATCCCCATCGAATGAGCGGTTCCCAATCACGGCTGCCGTCCGAAAAGATGGCGTTGAAGTCTATCTCGATCAACTCGAAGCGAACCATCTCAACGGCAGCGGCATCGTCACGGCATTGAACTGGAACGGCTGGAAGACGTGGGGGAACAATACCGCGGCGTACCCGAACACGACCGACCCGAAAGACCGCTTCATCGCCATCCGCCGCATGTTCAACTGGTGGGGCAACACATTCATCCTGACGTACTTCCAGAAAGTCGATGACCCGACGAACTTCCGTCTCATCGAATCGATCGTCGACAGTGAGAACGTCCGCGCGAACGGCTATGTCGCTCGTGGTCAGATTGCCGGTGCGGTCATGGAGTTCCGCGAAGAGCTCAACCCGGTCACGAACATCCTAAACGGCAAGATCGTCTTTATCCAACGGTTCGCAGCGTTCCCACCAGCGGAACAAATCACGAACATCTTGGAGTTCGATCCGACGATCTTGACTAACGCATTATTTGGAGGAGGGCAATAATGAGTAATCCAATCCCTGAAAAAATCGTCAACTATAACGTCTATGATGACACGAACAAACTCGTCGCCGTCACAGGCGAAGTCACGTTACCGAACCTCGAACCGCTCACGGAGACCGTCTCCGGAGCGGGGATTCTCGGGGAATATGACAGCGTCTCCATCGGGCACTTCGGTCCGATGTCCATCGAACTGCAGTTCCGGGCATTACTTGATAAATCATTCGACCTGCAACGAAACAAGAACCGCTCGATCGTCCTGCGTGCAGCGCAACAGAGTTATGACCTCGCATCGGGCGTCGTTTCTTTCCGTGGTCTGAAAATCACACTCAAAGGGCAACCGAAGGGATTGAACCCCGGGAAAATCGGTGTCAATGTCCAAACGGAGACGACGAGCGTCCTTGAAGTCATCTACATGAAAATTGAGCTGAACGGTAAAGTTTTGCTTGAGCTCGACAAGATTAACTTCATCTACAAGCTCAATGGAGAAGACCAACTCGGCGGCATGAAAAAACTGATCTAAAAACTAACCAGACAGAGGAGAATGATTTGCGATGAAACATACTACTACGTTAGAAACACCAGTCGATGCAACACAGGAGCCAATCGAAAAGAAGGAAGGCGTCATCGTCTTCAAAAAGCCATACGTCTTCGAAGGAAATACGTACGCGTCGATCGACTTATCGGGTATCGAAGACCTGACAGGAGAGGATCTATTGGAAGCGGATCGCGTTTATTCTGCCGGCGGCAACATGTCACCGATTCCGGAACTGTCGATGGGATATGCGTTTGCCATCGCCGCGAACGTATTGAAGCAACCAACACAGTTTTTCGACAAACTGCCGGCAAAAGAAGCCATCATCGTCAAGAATACGGTGATCACTTTTTTGAACGCCTAGGCATCATTGAAACACAGAACTATCGACACTATATCAAGGTGACCGGACGGATCGTACGTAAAGTATGCATCCGTCTTTCTTCTGCCTCGCATACGAGTGTCGAGTATTTTTTGAAGTTACGTTTGCATGAGCTGAGTGACTTCGTGACAGATATGAAAGAGGTGAGCAAGGATGGCTAGTCCACGGGTATATGAGATTGCGTTCCATTTAGCAGGGCAGGTCAATTCCTCGATGCGCGCCGCTTTCAGCTCTGCGCAACGTCAGATCTCACGCTTAGAAGAAAAGACGGAGGACGCGCGGGACAAGATGGCTAAGATGTCCACTACGACGTTGAAAGCCGTCAGTGCCGTTTCAGCAATCACGAATGCATTAGGTGGCGTGACCGCGATGACCGCCCCAGTCGTCGCAGGTGTCGGTGCCGTCGGAGCATCGTTTGCGGCAGCAGGAGCTGGTGCCGCTGCGTATGGTCTCGTCGCGACAGCCGCGCTCCGTAAAGTATTCGATGCAGCAGACGAAGTGAAAAAAGCAGAAGACAAAATCGCCAGTGCCGATACAGCGGAAGAGCGGAAGAAAGCCCAGCAAGAACTGGCAGCCGTCTATGCAGACATGAGCAAAGCGCAACAAGGCGCACTGAAGAACCTGCAGAGTTTCAAGAAGTACTGGAAAGGGTTCGTCACGAGCTTCGAGGAGCCGATCTTCAAAGGGTTTGCGACGTCACTCTCAATCGCGAAGCAAGGACTTGAACTGATGAAACCGACGATTCATAACGTCAGTGGCGCGGTGAACGGATTGCTGAAGGACATGCAGACCAACCTCGGTTCGAAGGACATGAAGAATATCTTCAACTGGATTTCGGAAAGTGCGGCTGGTTCACTCGTCGCGTTGATGAAGACGATTGGTCATACGACACAAGGGTTGTTCAGTCTGTTGCAAGCCTTCACGCCGATCACGGCATCCGTCGAAAGCGGAATGGTCGGAGCGGCACGCGGCTTCTCACAATGGGCAGCGAGTCTATCGAAGTCGGAAGGATTCAAGACGTTCATCGAATACGCGAAACAGAACACGCCGACGTTCCTGAGTCTACTCGGGAATCTAGGCGGTATTTTAGGTGGCGTCATCAAACAGGTCGCGCCACTCGGTCCAGCAGTCTTGACCGGACTCGATGCCCTGACCGGGCTGATCAGTAAGGCGTTGAATGCCGGGATTGCCATCAAGAGTTTTGCGCAAGTCATCCAAGAGATGGTCACGGGATCGACCGGACAGTTCGATTCCTTACGGTCTCGCGTGACGAGCGTCCTCCAAAATATCGCTCCGACGTTTCGCGCACTGGGTGTGCAAGCGTTGAGTGCGTTCCGAAGCATTGCATCGGTCGCGACGCAAGCCTTTATGACGCTGTATGCCTTTTGGCAAAATAACGGTCCGATGATTGTCTCTGCCGTATCGAATGTGTTTAAAACGGTCGGTGCGGTCATTGGCGGAATCATCGGCGTTGTCCGGACAATTTTGTCGGTTTTAAAGCCGATTTTTGTCCAAATTGGAACGTTCATCATGAGCGTCGCACGCCAAATTTTGTCGTTCTGGGCGACGGATGGTGCGCAAATTGTCCAAGCGGTCCAGAATGTGTTTTCCGGAATTTCGAAAATCATTCAGTTTTTGGCACCGGTCATTGTCCCGATTTTGATGTCGATTTGGAAAAACGTGCAGGGCGTCATCCAGGGTGCGATTAACATGATTATGGGAATCGTGCGGATTTTCGCTGGATTGTTCACAGGTGATTTTTCGAAAATGTGGCAAGG